CGGTCGCCATGCGTGAAACCGCCTGATTCCTTCGGGGAAGTGCAAAACACGGCAAAGGCAGGAGTTCCGTTTGGAAGTTCCTGCCTTTGCTGCATTTACCCATGCACCGCACCCGAAAGTTAAGTAGAGCTTTTCCTTCGTTTGCTCTTTTGCTTCATCTGCACATAGTTCTCTTCCAGCATACGCAACAAGTCCGATTGTCGGTACAGTGTTTTGCCCGGCAACGAAATGAACGGGATAATCCGTTGCGCCCGGTAGTCCTGCAAGGTACGGGTAGTGATATGCAATATCCGGCATACCTCTTCCCCCGTCAGGTACACCTCGCCGTTCATCACTGGGTGAAAGTTCGCCGTTACGTTATCCACGTACTTCGTGCCCCGTTCCAGAGCCTCGAAGTACGCCTTTACCTCTTCCATGTCCTTTGTAATCACTTCCATCTTATTCATCCTCTATCAGTTC